ATTCTCATAAGAAGATGTTAACTCTCCTTTTAATTTTTCAATAACTGCTGGTGGTGCTGAATTAGGACTAACAGTATCTTTTGTAACTATTTTTAAAACTTTACCAGTAGCATCTCTTTTTACAACATACCTATCTATGTGGTAAACTTTCATACTCATTTCAGGAGTAATATAAAGAAGACAGTTTCCTGCTACGATTAAATGCTTTAGAGCTTCAAAAATAGTTGTTCTAAAGTTATTAACTTCCATTTCATTCATTACTACTCTTTCAAGAGAACCTAATGCTTTTTCAAATTCACCTTTCATACCACCTTGACCTGCTATTTCTGCCATAGTGAATTCGTCAATAGCTAATCTAAAGAATGGTGTGTTAGGGGGAAGTAAGGCAAGTAAGAGTTTACTTGCTAAATTATTAGTACCTCTAGCACCAATACCTTGATACGGAGTGTACAGTTTTGCTGTTCTAGTGTGTGCTTCTCTTGGTATTAGAGAAGGTATAGTAAATTCAGCAGAATCACGAGCACGATCTAAAAATGGTTCTCGAAGTTCCTCAAGTTGAGCATACTCTTTTCTTACTGACATATATTCCATTAAACTTTAACCCCAGATTGTGCATTTGCTAGAGCTGTTTGATTTAAAGGAATTCTTAATGCTCTTTTACCACGTCTTCTAGTTGCCACAGCGTTATTATATCCTGCTGCTCTTGGTGCAGTAGGTTTGCTTTCCCTTACTGTTGCTGCCTGTGCATTTACGATTGTTGCAGGGGGAGCAGGAGTAGGTGGTGGTGGTGGTGGCTTCGGAGCTCTAAATATACTTCCACACATATAGTTTTCTTACCTCTTGATTATGTTGTTGTTTAAAATGTTTTTATTTTGCTCATCTAGTAGTTGTTTTAGATGTTTAACAACACTAGCTTGACCAGATTTAAACCAAACTTCACGTTCTTTGTCGTTTATGTTTGGACTTTGATTTGGAAATTGCTTGTCTAAATAATCGATTAATTCTTTTGATAAATTCATAAGTTATCCAAGAGGGCAACCAAATTGCTAGATTTTAAGGGTTAGGGGGATTTGTACGACTTTAAGTACATTTTTGGAAGGAATGACCATAGTATTACCTGCTTCAGAGATAACATAATCTCCATTTTTATAGTCAGTTGTAAAGTCTGACGCTAATATCATAGCGTCTTTTGATTGTTTAATTATAAAACCTGTACTCATACATATAGTAGGTAACATGGCTTCAATAGTCGACAGTTCGTTCCACGAGCTGTCAGAGTTTGCGTCTTCCCATAGTACAAAAACAAACTTATACTTTGGGGGACTTGTCGCTATCCATTGTAGGACTTTCTTTAACAGTTTCTTCATTAGTTTTTTCCTTTGGTTCTGGTAAGGGTTCTAGGGGTATTTGTTCTATTGTAGACCTAACGTCATTTTCTGAAATTATAGTGTAAGACGCTTTTTCTGTAGGTGGGAAAGTTCTATTCATTTCAGGTGTACGTGCATAAAAAGTATCTTCAAATAAGACATCTACATTTTTATAAGTTTTTACTTTCCATTTTTTAACTTCGTTATCATTAGGCATCAGGGTCTTCCGATCTTATCTCACCTGCTATTGCAGCATAACCACATGCGTCTACATGATCGTCTAAATTAAATTTACCTGCTTGAGTTCTAGCTACTTTTAATAAAACCATCATATTAGCAACCATGTCAGCTCTAATAAATATCTCTTTACCAAATTCATTTGTAAGATAAGCTGTCCACATGTTAGCTATGTTTTGATGATTTTTTTGTTTATCTCCATTTTGTTGTTGTCTATTACCAGTTACTAAATCTAATGCAGTTTGTAATATTTCACTTGATTCTATTTTTGCCATAGTTTTGGTTGCTCCTTTTTAAAGTTATAATCTGTGTTTCTTAATATTCTAGCGACACGTGCTTGTATTAACGCATCTTTTTTTGTTAAACCTTGTTCTTCAAAACATTTAACTACTGTGTCCCAATGGTTTTTAGATGTAGATAAAACTCTACTAGCTTTTACATCTCCATATGTAGGAGCTCCTTTGTAATTATCTGTACTATCTCCTTTTAATACTTGAAAATAAAAATTATAGTCAGCTTCTTTTTTAGATATTTTATAAAATTCTTTTTTAACTGGATTATAATGAAGACCAGTTATTTGATCTAAATCTTTATCAGTAGACACAATAATTTTAGTACCTTTAATAAGTTTAGATGTACCTAATATACCTAATACATCATCAGCTTCTAATGTTGGTTTAACATACGTTTTAAATTTATTTGATATATAATCTCTACAAAATTTAAGTGTTAAAGGTTTTCTTTGATCTTTTCTATTAGCTTTATAATCTTTTAATATTTCTTTTCTAAAGTTTTGTTTATCAGAAAAAGCAACTATTACATTTTCACATTGTGTATCTGCTACTAATGTAGTGAACCATTCTTCAATAAATTTAATACAATCTTTTTCATCTGAATGTAAAGTCCAAACCTCGTTGTCCCACCTTATAGCTTCTTCTGTTCGAAAAGCTATTTGATATGCTACTATATCTCCGTCTATTAATAATGTGCTCATTTATTTACCTCATAAAATGCTTTAGCAAAACCAAAAGGGGTCATGCTTCTTCTTGTTAATCTGTCGTACTTACCAAAAAATTCTGGGTGTAAATCTTTGGAAGCCATGTGATCGTATTTTGGAAGATCACAAGTTATTGGTTGTTTTTTTGGATAATTAAAGTAACCCCATAACTGCGTTCGTTTTTTCCAGTTATCTCCAAAATCGTATGGATTAAATTCATACACAGGATTACCTAAAAAGTATTTTAGAAATCCATTAGGATTTTCTAAACACCAAAACTTTAAGGGTGATGCTTTTTGTGTACTAGATTTAATTTTATATTGACACTCCCAGATAATTTTTAAACACGCAATAACAGTAGACATACCTTCTACTAAATCTCTAGGTTTTTTTGCACTCATTCTTGCAAAAGAAAACATTGTACAAGGTGGAGCTGCACAAATACCATAAACATTATTAGGTGGTTTATATGTTAATACATCATTATCTGGTAAAGTTACTACTCTTACATCGTATTGATCTTCTGGGTAGTAACGTGTCCATGAACCTGTCCCACCACAAAGGTCAAGAATAATCTTTCTCAATTTTTTTTACCTTTTGGTTTCCAACTTTTTAAATCTATTTCAATTACATTGTCATATTTTTTAATATGGTATCTAAAATCGTTTTTTGAATAACGCTGTTTATGTTCTTCATTTATTACAGTATCAATAAATATTTTACCGTGTTGTTCTATTGTTTTTAAAAATGCAGATAACATTGTTCCTAATTGTATTGCAGGGCTATCTAATAAACTTTCATCTAGGTGTTCGTTATCTTGGGGTTTTTCAAACATAGAAAAAGTTAGTCTGGGTTGTCCATCTTTATTTCGAACATCTGTTAAAACTAATATTACTTGCATAATTTTTTTCTTTCTTTTAATTTTGAATACCAAGCGTCTGCTACGTGGTATAAAGTTGACGGTTTTAAAGCGTTGCTTTTAATTGTATTACAACTATGACAAATAATCCAAATGTTATCTAACTCATAACCTTTACGACTATCTAATCGATCAACTGTTGGTGAATTTTTTTGATGACCTTGAGGTATTAACTGTTGATTACAACACGGACAAAAAGCAGGTGCTTTAGCTATAAGTTGATCTATGGTTAAGCCACAATCGTGACCTTTTCGAATTCTTTGATTACATAAAGCATTTGATGCCCACTTACGCCATTTAGGGTTAATGGGTTTCTGCCCAGTTTTTTCCGACTTTGTATTCTGCTGCAAGGGGTACTCGGAGTTTGAGTTGTTCTCCTGCTTCTTGAATAGATTTAACTGCAATTTGACCTACTTCTTCTGCCAACTCTTTATTAGTTTCTATTTGAAATTCGTCATGTATATTAGCCACAACAAATGCGTCTTTGTCTTTTAATTTTTCCCAAAGAATAACTAAAGCTGTTTTCATAACTATTGCTGCACAACTTTGAATTAAACTATTGAGAGCTGCGTGTCCTGATCGTATTGTTAATATTCTTTTATCGATAGCTCGTATTTCACCACCGTCTTCTAATCTTGAAAGTAAATCATTTTTTATTTCTTTTAAAAAAGGTAATTGTTCATAAAACTTTTCTAATACTTGTTTACCCTCATGTAATGGTACTTTAAGTATTTGTGCTAACCTACGATATGAACAACCATAAAGAATGGCATAGAGCATTGTCTTCGCCAGTTGTCTATCGTTTAAATTAACTGCTTTCATATTGTAAGTATGAATATCGCCATTTAAAATTAAATCTGTATATTCTTTACCACCTTTATAATTACTTATATAATGGGCTAAACATTTAGCTTCAATTCCTGAAGCATCAGCTCCAACTAAAACTTTGTCGACTGAAGGCACAAACAGTTCTCGACATTCTTTTCCATAAAAACTGTGTATACTAGGCACTTGTTGTAAGTTCGGGCTACGGGCACTCATTCGTCCCGTAATTACATTAGTTACATAAAAAGTATGTACTCGACCTTTTTTAACTACCTTTAACCAAGCGTGTTTACCGTCAGCTAACATACCTAATCTTTTTTCTAAACTTAAATATTCAGCTAATAGTTTTGCTTCTGGGTAATCTAATTTGTTTAAAGTATCTTCATCTACCATAGGCTGCCCTGTGGGAGTAAACTTATCTGGTTTCCAATTACGTAAAGTTATTAATCTATTTGCAATATGTTGTCGAGAAGATGGGTTAAATGCAACCTGTTTAGTTTTCTTTACAGGTACACCTTTCTTATAACCGTATCTTGTCGAGTTAACTTTAGGGGTAAACATACCTAAATCAACTGTCCAAGTACCAAACACATCTTCTAACTGTTTTTTTAATTCTGTTGATCGCTTTAACATTTTACCATGTAAAGCAAATCCTTTTTTTTCATCAAACGCAAAACCTTTTCGTTCTTGTTCATTTAAAATAAATGCAACTTGATGTTCTAAATTTATTGAATGTTGTCCAAACTTTTTATCAATTAATTTATTGTAAAGTTTGTGTGTAATTTTTGTATCTTGAATACAATATTCTAACATTTCTTCAGAGAAAGACGACCAATCGTTGGCTTTATTGAAATCGCCTTTCTCTATTTGTAAACGATAACCCCAACTTTCGAGATTATGTTTACCAACCAAATGGTTTAAGATACGTCCTTTCGTTAATAACTTAATATCTAGCTCTTTGATATCTGGGTAGATAAGGCGACTTAAAACTAAAGTGTCGTGCACTAATTCCTTTTTATGGGAATAGCCATAAAGTTTTTCAAGCACAGGGAGGTCATACTTGATACCGTTATGGGCGACTATTAAGTTATTACTCATCATATCTAGTCCATTTGGTATTCGGTCACCAACAAAGGTATGTATTTTACCTTCTTGGTTAATAACTAAACAATGGACTTTAGTAGGTTCTAGTCCATCTGTTTCAATGTCAAAAATTAATGGTGCTGTCATGTTCAATTAATCTACCTTTCTCGTTATCGT